AGACAATGAAGAAGTGGCAACGGAAGCAGTTGAGGAAACTGATGAAGAAGCATTGGAAGAAGAAGTAGACGAGGAATCGGAAGATGAACCAGACTATACTGACGAAGACGATGAAGATTCAGATGAAGACGAAGTACAGGTAGAAGAACGCAAAACTTATCGAGTTAAAGCTGGTGGTGAAGAGAAAGATGTTACCCTAGAAGAGCTTGTAAGCGGTTATCAGAAAGGCGATGACTATACCAAGAAAAGTCAAACATTAGCTGAGCAAAGAAAAGAAGTAGAGACTCAGATTACAGCTATCCAAGAAGCACAGCGTCAAAGAGATGAATATTATGCTCGACTAGGACAAGTTAATGAACTGTTAAACAATAACATTGATAATACAGTTAACCTAGAAGAACTAAAAGAAAATGACCCAATACAGTATGCTATAAAAGTAGCAGAACAAACAGAAACCAACAAAAAAATACAGTTAATTCAAAATGAACAAGCTAGATTAGCCCAAGAAACAAGACAACATCAAGCTAATCAACAAGCCCATTTTGTTTCCGAACAGTCTAAATTGTTAGTGGATAAAGTAAAGGAATTTTCTGACCCAAAAAAAGCCGAACAAATCAAGACTGATATTCGTAGCTTTGGGAAAAGTGTAGGATTTACAGACAACGAATTATCTCAAGTATATGACCATCGTCATGTTATATTGCTACAAAAAGCAATGATGTATGACAAATTGCAAAAGTCTAACCCAAGCGTAAGCAAAAAGGTTGCTAATGCACCTAAGATGTCTAAGAAAGGGAATAAAGTTGCTAATATGGATAACTACACAAAACAGAAAAAGCGTCTTAAATCATCAGGTAAATTAACTGATGCAGTAGACGTATTCAAAAACTTTATTTAAAAGGAAACATAAACAATGGCAACATATAAAACTTACGATACCGTTGGTATTCGTGAAGACTTACAGGATGCGATATATGATATCTCTCCTACAACAACACCGTTCATGTCAACTGTTGGCAGAACTAAAGCAAAAGCAACATACCATGAATGGCAAACAGACAGCCTAGCTGATGTAAACTTGAACAACGCACAAGTTGAGGGAGCTGATGCAACTTCAGCAGTTCTAACACCTACAACTCGTGTTGGTAACTATACTCAGATTTCTGACAAAGTTATCCAAGTGTCAACTACAGATGACGTAGTAGACAAAGCTGGTCGCTCTACAGAAACAGCATATCAGCTTTCAAAAGCATCTGCTGAAATCAAACGAGACATGGAATCAATCCTATTGTCTGACCAAGCACAATCTGCTGGTACTTCATCAACAGCTCGTAACTTAGGTGGTCTAGCATCATGGATTACAACTAACACTGTTGATACAGCCGGTGGCGCACTAACAGAAGATATGCTAAAAGAAGCAGTACTAAAAGCATATAACTCTGGTGGTGAACCTGACGTGCTATTAGTATCTCCAGCAAACAAGCAAGTAGTTTCTACTTTTGCTGGTATTGCTGAACAGCGTTATCAAGCACCTAAGTCATCTCCAACAACAATTATCGGAACTGCTGATGTTTACTTATCAGATTTTGGTTCAGTAAATGTTGTTCCAGATAGATTCTTATCTGATGACTACTCATATGTTCTTGACCCTTCAATGGCTTCAGTAGCTTATCTACGACCATTCAAGTCTCAAAAACTTGCTAAAATGGGTGATTCAGAGAAACATCTATTAAATGTAGAATATACATTAGTAGTAAACAACGAATCAGCTCATGCAATGATGAGTGACGAAACGTAATATGGCTTATGCCCTCTTCGGAGGGCATTACCTTTAAGGGATAAATATGAAAGCACATAAGGATGATGTAAAGACTACAAGTATTGGTCTTAATGATAAAGATGAGATAACTATTAAACAAGAGCAAGATGTCTCTGCTTTAATAGAACAGAATAAAAAAGAATATAACAATGCTGAGACTAAATGGTCAGACCAACTGTTCGGAAACAAGGTGGCTAGCATACCATTCACAGCAATAGACAAGTTAAACAAAATGGGGATTATGCAAGGATTTTCAGTATTAGACCAAAAGCGTTTCTTCGCTTGGTTAAACGACCCTGAGAATTTGTTTTTCAGGACTAAAAAAGGACACCTATAAGATATGCCAGCATTTACAAGTTACACTAACTTAAAACAAAACATCTCTGATTACTTAGCTCGTCAAGACTTAACTACTCAGATACCTATGTTTATATCGTTAGCAGAGAAAAGACTTAACAGAGATTTAAGGCTTAGACAAACTTTGCAACAATCTACATA